AGCAAAATATCACTTATAAGTGTTGTTCAAATTTCCTGATCCACCTCTAAAGGACTATTTTAAGAATCGCGAAAAATTTAATTCAAAAAATATTGTTACTGGAGAGTGCCTTTATTATGAAATAAAAAAGCATTTACTAGGTGAACCTGAACAACGAGAACTTATAAGAAAATATGAAAAAAAAGAAACCCTAGCCTAAGCTAGGGTTTTCCTCATTTATTCTTTACCGCCTTTGAGATTTGGGCGACTTGATAGTGAAGTGTGTTGAATAGAGCCGTTAATTCTTCACCCGTGAGTGGGTGGTCTAAATGCATTTTTGTGAGTGCGGAAAGCATTAGTTCTAAGTTTTCAATTGGGAATTTAACTTCTTCCAGTATTTGTTCGGCAGTCATGTCTTTATGGCTGTTAATTTCTATTGTTGAGTGCATTGCTCCCCCTGTCTATTGATCATGGGTATATTTTCTAAAATATCTTTAACAAAATATAGGGTAGTGCGACTTTCAGTGTCGCACTACTTACTGATTTTATGACGTTTTTAGTACGACTTTAGGCGAAGCCTTGAGCTTGGTTTAGTCGTGTTTTGGGTGGGTACACTCATGATCAGCTCCCCATAAATAAAATAGAAAAGGTCATGACAGCCATGCTTAGAAATACTGTGGCATCGACAAAGTTTTTGAGGAGTTTTTGCTGTTTGAGTTTTCTTTGACGCTCGAGATATGCCTCTAGGTCATAGATAGGGGAATGTTCTTTTACTTTTTTTGAAGTGTGCGAATGCATTGAAGCGAATGTTTTCATTGGCTTGTTCCTGTTAGTCAAGTTTTAAACCTGACACCAACACTTTCCACGGTATTGGTGACAGACTGAATAGGGGTGGAAATACCGTACTAACAGGTAACGGCCAGCCGAAGCTGCCCTATCCAGCCTGCCATAAAAGGCACAGCCGAATTTTACGCAAAAAAATAGCCGCATGGGCGGACTTTTTACGCCTGTTAGTGTTTTTAGGTTTCCACGCCTAACCACAGATTTTGCTGTGGTAAATTTAGAGTAGCTTAGATACTATATGCGCGTCAATACTTTATAAAAAATTGTGATTTGGGTGGGGGGTTGGGGATGGGTGAGGAATTAAATTTAAGCTGTCATAATGATACTGAACGCTTCAATAAAATAAAGTCAGAACTTTCATCTTTGAAAGATTTAATATCTAAAACACTAGATAAAGTTTGTGTTCCTATTGATCAAGCAGGATATTTTGAAAAATTATTAATAGATATAGACGAGAAATTTAATGAAATTTTTGATTATATTGAAAGACTTAATGTAATTTCAAAAACACTTGAGATTGAAATTGAAAATCTTATTTCCTTAAGTGGAGAGGAGATAAAAAATATAAGTGATTTTAATCATTTTAAGGCTTTCATTCTTGAATTTAAAGTCAAAATTTTAGTTTTAGCTAGAAGTGTTTTGAAAGACTTTCAAATTCAGACATATAAGGATTATAAGGGGAAGTCAGAAGAGCTTGTTGACGTGTTAAAGTCAAAAGAGGAGATGCTAAGTCTTAAAATTAATCATCTTAATACATTGATAGATGATCAGAAAAATATTAAAGTCCATAAAATTTTTGAAGATGATTCAACAAAATTTAGATTAATAGCACGCTTCTATGAATTTGCATTTTATTCAATAGTGGGTGTATTGATACTCTATTTTTTAGGCTTAACATTTTATGTAAATAATTTTAATTTTTTATTTATTGAAGCCGATTTTCCAGAAAAAATTCATGGCAAACTTTCGCCAGAGTTTTATATTCAAAAAGTATCCCTGCTAGTACTTTCTACAACACTTGCGGCATTTCTTTTAAAACGTTCGTTTATGAACCGTCGTTTGGCTGATGATGCCTACCGCACAGCTAAAGAGTTAGATGCACTTCCACGATATATGGAAGGTATGCCTGAAGAAATGAAAGAAAAAATTCGCTTTGACCTTGCTTATAAGTACTTTGGTAATAGTATTCACCACGAAAGTTATACAGGTGGTGAGAACTTGATGCATGAAAACATTAAAGCTAATACAGACTTTATTAAAGCAGTGAAGGATTTGTCGCCAAAGGCAGAAGCACCAAAGGATGATAAATCACCGAAAGATGCGGCTTGATATTTTATATTTAGTGTTTGTAACTGATTTTATTATAGAAAAATTTTTAGCTTAGATGCTATACGAACTTCAATATTTTAAAGAATGTGACTTAAGTTGAATTTAACATGATAATAGATGAACCAATAAAGAATTTAATTCGTAATACTAGTAGCGATAATCAGAAACTAATAGAAAGAATTAAAGATGATAATATGAAGATAAAATCAAAAATTACTGTTGAAATTGAAAAGGTGATAGATTACTTAGAGGAATTAAAAGACGGTAAGCATATTGATTATCAAGCCAGTGATAAATATCCTGATTTGTTTGATCTTAATAAACACTTGATAGGTGGATGCGTCAGGCAAGCCGCAAGGTTAAAAAGTATAATTGAAAGTATTGAAACAGATAGTGAAAACTTAGATTATTTATTTTCAATATCCCTTCCTTTAAAAACTGTAATCAAGGAGTATGATGAGGAAAATTACTATTTAATGCCAAATGATTTGGCTGTAACGAATGCTAGTTTATTTTCTATGGAATCATTTATCACAGCATTAAAACGTGAAAAAGATAATTACAGTCGAGTAATAACAGATGAAATTAGAAATATAATATTACATGCTGATGATGAAATAAGTAGATTTCGTCGTATTAGAAATATAGCAGATAATGCGAAAACTGAGAATATTTATGATCAAGCTGTTACTAAATATCGTGGTTTAGAAAAAGATTATAGATGGTATTTCTATTGGGCACTTGGACTAACGGTAGCAATTTCGTTAGGGACATTTTTTCTAAAAAAAGTATTAATTCCAGCTTTTCTTGGAAATGTTGAGTTTTGGGTACTTAAGGCTTCAATAATAGTAGTCGGAGTTACTTTAATTACTTATTTTTTAAAGCAATCTACTCATTATCAGCGTCTTGCAGACCAAAACTACCAAACCCAAGTAGAGCTACAAGCATATCCAAGTTTTATGGAAAGCATACCAACTGAAGAGGCCGCTTCGGTACGTAAAGAACTTGCGCTGAAATACTTCGGTCGTGAAATAGATGGAGCTGCTCATAAAGATATGAGTAACCTGATCTCTGACCAATTGAAAAGCACAACAGAAATGGTGAAAGCTGCAACTGATGTGTTGAAAGTTAAGGGGTAAGGTATGGCTGCGAATGTTGATGCTAAAGTAGATTTTACTGCTATTCTGAGTGAAATCATGAAAAGTGAATATGGTTTAGTTTTCATTTGCTCATTACTTTTTATAATTGTTCTAGCTGCATTTTTATACATGTTTGGCAAGTCAGGAATAATTTCACACTTTAAAGTCTACTCTGAATATAGTAATAAAAAATATCTGAGAGAAATTGAGCAAAAAGAAGACCTTTTGAATGATGAAGCATTAAGCGAATTTAAAGGCGATATGGAATACCATATCAAAGTTTCTAAACTTGAAAACTTCTTAAAATTTAAGAACAAAGATATAGATTTACTGAAATATATTATTTCATGCAGGGATTCTCAAAGAGCAATTCGTCTGTACAAAAAAGGCTGTGAGTATTTAGAAAAAGATAAAGAGACAAAAACATATAAGTTAAAACCTAAATATACGAAAGAGAGTATAGAACTCCAAGAAAAGAGAACTCCTTATATGTACTTTGGTATAAATGGTATAGGTGGCCTACCAATTTTTTTAAACCTTATTTCTAGTTTATTTCCAGAGCTTATTTCTTTTAATTTTAATGTACTTGAAAGCATTTCTTTCTTTATAGTCTTTTTTATCATATCGCTAGTGTATACATTCAGAACTTTGAAACCATTTGCCGCGCTTTACTTTTTAGAGATAGAAAAAATAGATGAAAGTCAGCAAGAAAGAAATATTGCTAAGAATCCTGTCTTAGTTAAAGAAAATAAGGTTGGATAAGGAGCGGTAAAATATGATTTACGCTTTGATGTTTGGCTTAGGTATTTGGTGTGCGATCCCAGTACTTATGATTTGGTATTTGCTACTACCGAAAACTTACTTCCTGACTTTTAATGGTGAGACACCTTCACGGATGTCTATTTTTACACACCATTTCTTATCGATCCTTACGCTGTTTATGATTCTCGGTTTAGGCATCGAAACGGCAGTTAAGTATCCTGAAGGCACGATCGCGCCAGTATTCTTCTTATTGTCCATTATTTTAACACTCATATTTTGCGTGTACTTTGGGCGCAATAAAATCAATTTGGGTGATAAGAGAAGAGTATAAAAATAAACGTGAACTGAGTCGGAATTAGACTAAAGAGGGTTAAACAATTTGTATTTTTGTAGATAAAAATAAGTAGCTTAGATACTATTCCCTTGCATTTAAAATTAATAATTAGGGGGAAGTATCATGAGAAATATATCTAAAAAAATCTGTCTAGGTTTAATCCTTTCTGTGGGGTTTGCTTCTATCGCAGATGCAGGGCGTGGACGCCAACCATGCTCAGGTTCTAAGGGTGGAGTTAAACACTGTACCGCAGAAGGAAAATTTATGTGTAGAGATGGTTCAGTTAGCCAGTCTAAAAAGAGATGCACAGGAAGATAATTCTTAAGGAGAATTATGATGGGTTTTAATTTTAGAAAAAGTTTTAAAATTGCACCTGGCGTAAAACTTAATGTATCCAAAAAAGGAATCAGTAGTGTTTCTTTAGGTGGAAAGAGTGCAAGGGTAAATTTAGGAAAGAAAGGAACTAGGACTACAGTCGGTATTCCTAAAACGGGTCTTTCATATTCTTCATATTCGCAGTATGTTCGAAGCAAACCTAAAAGTAAAAGCTCTGTTCATTGGATTTGGATTGGAATTATTGTTTTCTTTATTTTGATTTGGATTTTCTAAAAGCTCTTTACGAGCTTTTAGTTTTATAGATGTAGGAAATATTCTTGGGTAGATAATTCTAAAGTCACCACCATCTTAGTGCCGTAATAATATACGAACACCGCCAGATGATCATACATAAGATAATCAGAAAACTAACTTTCCAGTAGCCATATTTTTCCATGATGACCTCTAAACTTTTAACGATTAATGCTATACTTTCAGACATGATTTGATCCTTAGTTGGTGTAAGGCTTGAATACAGAAACCTCAAAGACTGTGAATCTTTGGGGTTTTGCTTTGTCTGGTGAGTCTATTTTTGAAAGAAGCATTTTTCACGGACTTCAATTTGTTAGAGGGGATAATACAAATTGACTTTTCTTATTTTGGAAATGAGCTTTCAAGTTGAAAACTTGCATTTAATTTATGAAATATAAGAAATAAATACTGATAGAAATACAGCCAATCATAATGCCCATGAGAAAAGGGTAGATCCACATTTAGATCTCCCTTGCTCGCACTTTATCAATACAACGTTCAATCATGCTGTGCTCTTGTTTTAGCAAGCTTTGCATACGAATGTATTGATAGTCCAAAATCATCCATAAAAGAACCAAAGCCACCACAAACAAAACAATAAAAATAATTCCAAAATGAATCATCGGTATAAACTCCGCTTTAACTCTAAATTACTCTGGCAAGCAACACACAAAGTCACTGCACCATACTTTTGACGTTCTGGTGGAATGTCATTCCCACATTCTTCACACTCAGAAAGTGAAGGCTGTGAATAGTCCTTAGGTTGGATACGAACCTGTTCTAGCTGGCGTTGTTGAGCGATATCTATAATATCAGCCATGACGACTCCGAAGCTGGCGTGCGTCATGGTTAATGATGTTTCTTGCAAGCGCACATTGTGAAAGAGGAAGCTTGATAGCGGGGTTAGGTGTAGCTGATGGGGAAATCGTGGCAGCCCATTCCAAATGAGCCCGACCAGTCCAACCACATTCAAGGTTTTGGCACTGTCCATAAAGTGTTTTTAAAAGCGGATTTTCAACTTGAGAATGCCGAATAATCACTTTAGATCCGCAGTGCGGACAAGCATTCTGATTTCTTGTATTTGCCATACGTGACCTGTTCTCGGTTTATCGTACTTATTGTATAATAAAAGTATTATATATGGTGATTTAATGTTGATTTATGTACGAAATATCGTTATTTTAATTAGACCCTCTTGATAGCTGCTCAGTGAATAACTGGCAGCTTTTTTTATTTTTCGCCTTTGGCTTTTTGAATACGAGCCCACTCCCGATTTAATGCCACTTGAGCCGTCTTTTTACTCTTATAAGTGCGTACCAATATCAAAGGCTGGCTTTGGTCACCTACCGTCATAAGCTGAGGTTTAGGCTTTGCCGAATACCATGTTTTTACACCAGTATAGGTTTTATAGTTTTTCGCTTTTCTTTGCCCTGAACCTGTCTTGGTCTTTTTCTCTTGCTCAATTTTAGTCGTGTCATCAAACAGTATGGAAACATCGTCAGCATTAGGCAGTTGTACCTCTAGCTCTATACGTGTGGTATAGCCTGAAGATTCGTTTAAGTCATGGGTAATGGTTTTGCCTAGCCAAACGATTTCATCGATCTGAGCCTTTAAACCCACAAATGAAAACTCTTGCTCCGGGAGTAAATCGGGTCGACCTTTGGCCAAGGTATAAGACAAAGATTGCTCAGCCCGTTTACATCGTTTTAATTCAGCTAAAGCGGCCAGTTCGGCTGTTTTCTTGTCACGGTGAATAAAGCGAATTTCTTTAGGGTTATCCGTATGACTACCGACAATCACATACAGCTTTTCACCCTTTTTCGGGCTGTGATAATAGGCTTTTACACACTCCACTTTGTCATGACTTTGCCCATAAGAATATGAGTGTTGGTCACCGTCAGATCTGACCAGTTCAACTGCAGGTAGGTCGAGCCCTGAACTGGTCTGTGCCTCACCAATGGGAAGTAAAAGAAGGGTATTGTTTTTGACTGTTGCAATCGCATCGTGTTCATCGGCTATGCGGGTCATGATATTGGCATCGGAGTCATTCTGGTCGATATGTGAAACCTTACGACTGCTTAAACTGCTGTGTACCATCACTTTTAAACCATAGTCAAAGGCCAATGCCTGGAAAATTTCTGCTATGGTCTGTTGGTGGAACGATCGCTCTCGCTTTTGACGAAATGCTTCTGCAAGGTCGGTACTTTCAGCCGATATTCTCAGAACATCTGGGGCACCAGAATGTGAACCGCCCGTGACCAAATAAGACCCTTTATACATCAGGCCCGTGTCCGACCAACCGAGCCAAACTTTCATTTCTGCACCGACAGAAGGAATTTCGAGCGCGTTGTCACTGTCGTCTAAAGTGAGGTCGACACTATCTGCCACCATTCCTCGGTTGTCTTGCAAACTCAGTCCAACGAGACGCGATGCCAAAGTCGATGAAATATCAATATCATTCACGGTAATGCGGTAAATAGCATGCGGATAGTTATTGAGGCTTGTATATTGCTCAGTGTTAGAGGGCATAAAACTCATAAAATGAGACCCCCAAGACTTAACAATGCCTGACCTGTAGCACCCAACAGTTTCTTGGTAGTGTCTTCGGTGATGATTAAAGAGACGCTAAACGTAATTTTTCGGGTACCGCCATTATGGAAAAAGTTGGAACGGGTTTCCTGAACGTCCTTAATAATCACCAACCCATAAATCTTTCCAGTCCCTTCAATTAAAATGTACTGCTTACCTGTGTCACCCATGTTGCGTAGCATATCGAGCGAGTTTTGGTAGCCCGTAATTTCAGGATAAATTACACCGGATAAATTGATGGTTTCTTCATCTTTTCCAGTGAACTGATAGGCAGGGGTATTGCCCACACGGCTGTTACTTGGATGTCGCCAAGCCGTTGAGCGCTGTAGCTCTTGATAAGATGCGGTCGAGAGTTGAAATACGAATAAACCAAGTGCCATCATCATGTGTCTTACTCCCGATCTGTCAACATACGACGGATCAGCGCACTGCGTTCCCGATCGCGCTGGGCTAAAGCTTGGCGTACTTCATTGGCAGCGTTGTGTAAAACACCTTTACCGCTGTTGTCGATGTGAATCTGAATATTGTCGCTATTATGAATCGTGATATTCCTATGGTTTTGAATAGGCGTTGCTCTCTGAAATTTGGGTGCATTTTGATTCCAAGCATCGTGGCCACTCATCGATTTTGATGGTTGGGTATTTCCCTTTGAGGCGCTTGCACCTATCAAAGGTTGTTTGGTGCCTGAGCCCACTGTTGGCATAGCACTATCAAAGACGCCAAGCGTTTGCCGATACTGACTCTGTAGGGCAGGTGTGCGGTTATTCAGTCCTACACCTATACCATCGACAATATGACCGCCCATGCCTGCCATGACACGGCTCGGAGAGTGAATATCCATTTTCTTCCGCATAAAGTCGGGCATGAAATTGGTGACTTGTGACCAAATACTTTGCAGCCCAGGGAACATTGATTTAATTCCGTTGATTAAACCTTTCACCAACATGCTACCAAAGCCAGTGAATTTAGCGGGAAGCTCTATGCCAAACCAAGAAAGGACTTTGGCAAATATAGAATAGAACAAACCTAATGGTGACCAGTTTAGGATGAGTGCACTTACACCTAAAATCCCACCACTAAAAGCGGTTTTGATGGTTGACCAAACGTATTTAAAGAAACCTGAAATTGGCTCCCAATTGCGGTAGATGAGATAGGCAGCACCTGCTACCGCAGCGACTACCCCTAAAATAACTAAACCGACAGGGGAGAAAATTGCACCTAAGGCACCAAAACCAATCCCTAAAGCGCCGAATGTCATTTTTAAAATAGCTAACGGCCCTAGCAAGGTCACAATACCCAGCACAAGCGCTGATATACCACCCAGTAAAACAATGCCTGCGACTGCCACTTTGGTGAGGGTTGCAGCAAGTGCTGGATTTTCTTTTGCCCAGTTACGGACGTCATTGGTAAACGTACGTACTTTGAGGATTAAACTATTTAGTGGTGGCAGTAGGACGTTACCGATATCGATACCTAATGCAGCCACGCCATTTTTTAATAATTTGATATTGTTCGCCGACGTTGCTGCACGTGCTGCATACTCTTTTTCCATGGAGCCGGCATACTGGCTTTTATCTGCTACCAAGCCCAGATTCTTCTCAAGGGCGCTCATGTTGGTGAGCAGCGGTGCGATCGCACTCAATGACTCTTTACCAAATAAATCTGAAAGAACGGAAGCCTGTTTGTATTTGTCTAAGGCAGCAATCTGCTTTAACACCATGAGAGTCGTCCCGTTGGCATCTTTTTGCATGTCTTTTGCGACTTTGCCATAGTCCAAACCAAGCTCTTTATAGGCTGAGATTTGCCCCTTAGTTGCAGACTCGCCCGCAACCAAGGCCAACATAGTATTTTTAATACCAGTCGCAGCAATTTCCTCTTGAATACCCATACCTCGTAAGGTCGCACGTAACGCGGCAATACTAGAGGCAGCAAAGCCTCCGACTTCACCAAGGGGTCCAATCCTTTGTACAATTTCTAAAATGCCTTTGGCTGCTGCTGGGGTATTGTTGCCTAAGTAGTTAATTTGGTCGGCTAGGGTGGTTACTTGTGCCTGTGACATCCGAAAAGCTGTTCGTAGTTCAGCCATCGACTGACCAGATTCTTCAGCCGAAATATCGAAGGCTACACCCATTTTTACAGCCGTTTCAGCAAAGGTGGTGAGCTCCTTACTTGCAATACCGGACTGCGCACCAGCGGCGACAATCGCAGCAATGTCCTTGGCTGCCATAGGCAAACGAGTCGACATTTC